CATAACCGATTTCGGCAACCTTCGGAAGTTTTATGCCGATTTTGCCGAGCAAACCATTTATCGCATTAGCCGACTTGATAATTAGGTTGATGCCCCAAATAAAGTTATTGACGAACTGCTCAAACATGGTGATAAGGAAGTTGATAACGGCATTGACTCCGTTACGGAAACCCTCAAACTTGAGATACGCCGCAACTAAGGCAACACCGATAGCGACGATTGCGAACACAATAAGAGCGATAGGTGCAGCTGCCGCTGATGCAGCTGCCGCTGTCGCACCGAACGCCTGCATTAGGACGGTAGTTACCGATGTTGCAATACCGAATGCAATCATGCCTGCTTTGAAAGCCGCGAAAGCGGTAATAAGCCAATACACCTTTTCGCCGAAACCATCGAGGTTGGTGATGAAGTCAATGAAATCTCCGCTTACTTTCTTTACGACCCCACCCAAACCTTCTTCTTTGAACAGGCCGATAAGTTCCCGAATATAAGGCACCACAGTGTCCTTTACATAGCGAGCGAACTTCTCAACGAACGGAATAAGTATCGCACCGAGTTCTTCCGCAAGGTTTCCTACCGCAACTTTCATGCGGTCAAAGTCGGTAGCGGTAGCCCGAGCAGTCCCACCGACTTGCGCTTCAACCTCCGCCAAAATAACTTTCTGGGCACCGAGAATGTCACCAGCCGCCATCATCGTGCTGATTTGTTCCTTCTGCGCTTCCGTAAAGTTCACACCGCTACGTCGCAAAGCCGTGATACCACGCTCAGGGTCAGCCAACGCTTTACCCAACTGCATAGCCGCACCCTCAGCAGAACCGAATACATTTCCGAGGTCTTGAGCCGCAACTATCGCACGGTCAAAAACATTATTGTTCTCGCCGACCTGATTTTGTACCTGCTTGAAGGTAAGGAGAAGATTCGCCGATTTTTGGATAAGTTCGTCATCTACACCGATTTGTTCCGAAATCTTGCCGGCAAGGTCACTCAACGATTGAGCAGTATGACCAGCCGCAAAACCTGTAGTAGCAATCAACTGTTCGGTTTGCTTGAACACCTTTTGCGATTCATACGCCGCAGTTACCAACTTCGTTCCGATAATCCCGCCAACCACGCCGATAGCGGCACCTGCTTTTGCCAATGTCTTACCGAACGCCGTAATGCTTTGGTCAACTCCACGAAGAACGAACCCTGTTTTAGCGGCAGACCCTTCCAACTTTTTGAAGTTGGAAATCGCCCTCGTAATACCTTTTGCGTCAAAGGTCGTAACTACTGGGACTACAACAGCCATGTCAATCCATCACGCTTCGGTTAGGCATCATCGTTTGGATAACATTTTCCGCCTTGCCTTGCGCCAACTTGATTGAGGCAACGATGGCGGTTTGCATCGCACGCATTGACGGCCACATCACACGGGACGGTGACCCGAACTTGGCGGTCAAATCCTGACCAAAGTTATTCGGGGCTTCACGAGCCATGTCAAAAATGACACCGCCAGCGTTCGTTTGAAGCAACGCACCGATTTTGTAACTATCTTTACGGCTACTTGTCCGCTTATTGACAACGACTTTTACGCCCTTCTGGGCGGAGTTCTGGCGGTAGATAGGGAACGCATTAGGTGGCACCGGCTTCTTCGGTGCCCTCGTACGCCAGCCAGATAACGCCCCCTGATTAGGCGGATACTTGCTTCGGGCGATACCAGCAGCCGCTTCAAGTGGCACACGGATAGTTTCAACCGAAGCCTTGAACAACTCGGTATCGAGTTTCCGCAACGCCTTCAGCGTGTCTTCAATGCCTTCCACGTACACGCCCGAAACGCCACGCTTCTTTACGGATGCATCACCTAACGCCATACGACAACATTACCGTTTACGACGCTGTTGCGAAGCCCGACGACGCAAGTAGCCGAGCATCGCATCTATGTAGAGCCAATCTTCTTTCTCCAAAACTGATGGCGGTATGCCCGTTTCTACGGCGAGCATACCCAACATCCAAGTTAAGGATTGCTCTCCAAAGGGAGGGTTTTACCTGCCTCATCGCCGACAGGCTCGATGGTGTCAACGGTTTCCAACCAATCTGGGTCAAACTTCTTTGCGGTGTTTCCGTTGCGTGTTTCCGCCGACCACGCCAACCACGCCAAATCCGTAAGCCGTAGTTCGCTTTCAAACTTGGCGACAGACCGAGACCAGATGCGTTCAAACGAAACGAAGTCTGCGAACTTGACCGCAACATCTTTCTCAACGCCGTCATTGAACTTGACCTTCAATGTCATTTTCATTACTTACCTCCGCTTAGTAGTAGATGAGTTCAGGTCGTTGCCTTTGCGAGTGTTCCGCCCGTGAAGGTGAGTTCGGTCATCGCAAGTTCGCCGACGCTCGCCGCTACTGGCGTGTGCGATGCGAGGTATGCGCCCGTCACCGTGTACGAGGGGTTTGTCGCCGATACAGCCCCGCTGGTGGGCTTTATGACGAGCGTGGTGGTCGTTCCCACCAATGGGTAGATAGTGGCCTCCACGTTGGCAGCTGCGAAGTCTTGCATGAAGGACACTTCTACCGAGATGTTCTGCAATCCGCCTGTGAACTTATGTCCGGTGTCACCGAAAGCGGTCACTTCAACCGAATCCACCTCATAGTTCAAGGTGACGCTGTTCGCCCTGCTTCCGAGGCTGATTGAGTTGATGGTGATTGATGCGTCGGTAAGAACGATTTGTGCCATGGTTACTTCTCATCTTTCGGTGCTGACGGTTTTTCGTTTCGGTGTGCAACGAGATGTCCGCCTTCCACGAGTGCCTCAAAATTGGTGCCCTCTGGGAAATCGGATTCCGTCACAACCTTCCCCTTCTCGGCTCCGCTTACCGAATCGGAAATGACTTTGTACTGTGCCATGCTCACAAGCATAGTGCCTAGCCGTGGACTTGGAACGCTATTTCCACCGTAACGAACTCGGCATCACCGATAGTCATACGGCGGATACCGAGCGACCTGTTTACTATCAATGTGCTTGCAACACCGCCGAGGGTGGGGTCCCCTTCCAACGCCGCTCGGATAGACGAAGCACCCGAATAAGAAGCGAATCCGTCAAGTAGCCCTTGGGTCAATCTGTCGGAAACACCGCCAACGATGACCTGTACGAACCCGTCAAATGTGACGTCACCGCCACCGAAAGCACCGTGGTAGGACACCTCGTTCAACACAGGGAAAGCGGTAGGAGGGTTTATGTAATCGGGTTGGAAAGCGAATGTTCGTAGCCCCGAGATAGTAGCCAAACGGTTCTTTACGCCCGTCATAACTTGGGAAACCGTTGCCGGCATCAGGCAATCGCAATCTGACGGTACGGCGAAAGCATCTCACGAACATCGGGGTCAACCGCCCTCAAACTGACCGTACCCATGTCTCCGAAGCCCATGGTGCCGAGAGGCGAGTTATAGCGGTTGAACAACCGCAACGACATAATGACGCAGGCTTCACGCACATCGTCGGGAACAGACGGCCATCCCCACACGCCGTTGATTTGGATTCCTGGCATTGGCGGTGCGGTGTAAACAGGGTAACTTTTCGCTCCGATAGCAACTGCTTGCGAATAAGGGCGGTTCTGTAACGCCGTGTTGAGCGGTTCAAGTCGGTAGTCAACATTGGCAGTCCAAGTGGTTTCAAAGGTTCCGTCACCGTCATCGTCCGTTTTGAAGGTGGTAACCGATACCAAATCGGGAATATACAACACATATTGGTTGTACGAAAGTGGAGTGACTAGCGGGGTGTCGGTAAGGTACAACGAAATCGTGTTCGTTGTTTGGTAAAAGAAGATGCCTGTAAATCCGTCAATACGGCGAGAAGCAGCCTCAATGCAGTTTTCTAGCAGTGTGTCATCCGTTGCGTCGGTAATCCGAGCGGCGGCTTTGACTTCTGCGAGTGTGCAGTAACCGTTAGTTATCGCCATCGGTTACCGCCCGACGACGCTTGCGAATGGGAAGTTCTGCTGTTTCAGAACGGTGTTCAACCGCCGATGTTTCCACTTCGTAACCGAGTTGACGGAGAGCGGCATCAACAGCATCCACACGGCTCTGTAAGCCACGTACGAGATAGCCACGCCGTTCGGCAAGCAACGCCTGAATCTGTGCAGTCATTTGATGTGCCATTTAGACCTCCGTAGGAGTGACGGGTTGCGGAACACCCGCCACCCCCAACGCAAGCCTAGCCTCGTTAGAAGGTCGGGGTTACCAAGCCGGTGCCCGTGATGGATGCAAATGCCTTCGGGTAACGGTTGTGCGTGAATGCACTGTACCCGTAGACAATCATCTGAATCTCGAGTTCCGATGCCTTCGGCTGTTCAAAGCGGAAGAACATTGGCTCGCCTGAACCCTGCTCCCAGAGGTGTGCTTCCTGCAAACTACCGAAGTAGATGGCATCTTGGTTTGCACCTGCACCGAGGTCGGTACGCAGGTTTGCATCCGTGATGACAGGCAGACCGAGGATGGTGTATCCCGAGTTGCCGTACTGCACTTGACCCGAACCAGCGGCAAGCGTGTTCATCGGCGCATGCGAAGTCGGCAACGCCAACGGACGGTTGGTGCTGTCAACAGCCGCCAAGATGAAGGCAAGTCGGCGTGGGTGCATCAGCACGAAGTTGGGACCAGCGAAGTAGTTGGTCTGAATCTTCTGGATTGCGTCAGCAATCTTCGGATACAGTTCAGCCACAGTCGGCGAAGCATCGGTGTAGGTCACCGAGTTCACATCGCCATCGCCTTCAAGGTTGGCGACGAACAACGCATCCAACTTGGTGTGGTAAGCGGACACGAGGTCAGCCATCACCAACGAGTCAATGTTCGTGCCACGCTCAATCGCCTGACGCGAAACATCCTGCTGACCTGCGATTGTCTTCACCGTCAAGTCCAACTTGGTGTCGTCCATGTCGGTTTCCTGAACAGCTGCACCTTCCGTCTGTTCGGCAACGGCGGTACCCGTCGTCACCTTGGAGATGGAAAGGGTCAAGCCCTCTGGTGGGAGTTGGTGCTTACGTGCACGGTCGGCGTACGGACGGCCTGCACGGGCGAACGGAGCGGCGAGTTCGGTAAGGAACTGCGGAACAATCAATCCAGCGAAGTTTGCGCTGGTGACGTC